GAATTATTTACTTCGATTAAGAATGGAGATATCAATGGATTCTCTATCGAAATCAAAGCTGATATTAAACCAACAAATAACGAAAAACAAATGAACGAATTTGCTTTCGCCAAAGAACTTGGTAAGTTAGAGGCTCAATTTGAGGCAATGGCTAACAAGTACGAGGCAAGAATCGAAGCTTTGGAGAACGAGAACAACGTACTCCTGGAAGCTGTGACATCTATTGAAGAGAAGTTCGGTGGCGTTGAAGACCTTAAGGGTGCTATCGAAATGATTCAAAAGCACATCGAGTCTATGGGTGCATCTCAAGAAGAAGAAATGAGTGCAGACGGGGATCAAGATGACGAAGAGAAAATGACCGAAGACAAAGAGAATATGTACGAGGCTACTGAAGAAGTTGCTGAGAACATTGAAGAGGAATTTGCTGCTGCTGATGCAGAAGTAGAGGAGAACTTTGAAGCTGAGGAAGAAGCCAATCAGTTGGAAGTTGAGGAGCAATTTGCTGCTGAACAAAAGGCTGAGGAAGTAGCTGAGACAGTTGAGGACAAGACAGTAGTTTTTGATGCAATCACTCCTGAAAAAGTGAACTTGATCAATAACTTCTTCAATCGCAAGTAATTATTGTAAATTAAGTAAAACGAACCCTTTTTAAAACTTACATAAAATGAGTGTAACTATTTCAAACTTGCCATACGGTGACAGACGTCCAGATTTGTTCATCGATGCAATGGTAAAATCAGCGGCTGTACTAAACCGCTTCCGTCTAATTGACGGTGTTAAAGCTAAAGTAAACGTACCTATCTTCGATGCTTCATTGACTTTCGGTAACGACCTTTGTGTATTTGACCCACAATCTGCTGCTTCTGTAGCTGAAAAAGAAATGACTGTTGAAACTTACAAGTGGTCTTTCTTGAACTGTAAGGATGCTCTTGAGTCTTCTTACCGTGGTTTGTTGTTGAAGCAAGGTCAGCACAACCCTGAGACTATGGATGCTGAATTCAAAGACTGGGTATTTGACTACTTCGCAAAACTATCTGCTCAAAAGGCTCTTGAATTGGCTGGTAGTGAGTTGGCTACTGAGATGGCTGCTGATGCAGACGTTATCGATTCTATCTTCGCTGGTCCTATCAGTTCATCAAACATCTTGGACGCTATGGAGCAAGCTTACCAATCAATGAGTGACGTAATGTTGGCTGCTGTTTACGGAGATGCTGACCGTGATTTCAAACCTGCTTACTTCTTGGGAACTGCTGCAATGCAAGCTTACCAAATCGCTATCGCTGGTTTGTACACTACTACTCCTCAAGGTGTTGTTGAAGGTGCTATCCCTGCATACTACGGTATGGAAGTTATCCATATGGCATCTGCTCGTCCAAACGAATTCTTTATCTCTGCTCCACAGAACTTGGTTATGTTGACTGATGACTACAATGATGTTCGTGCTATCGATATGAAGTATGAAGCTGAATTGTCTTCTGATAAGATTTGGGGTCAGTTCAAGTTAGGTTTCTCTTACTTGAAAGGTGAAGAAATCGTTTACCTACACGCATAATAATTAACTAACAATGGAAGGGCCTTGTGCCCTTCCTTTAATACCTTATAACAAATGGCTTGTACTGTATCTCTTGGTAACGATATTTCCTACTCTTGTGACGATGTTGCAATTGGTGGTATCGTTAGACTATATTTAACAAACAAAGACACCTTGCTTGCACAGAATGGTGCACTTGATCAAGTTACTGCTAATGGCGTAGTTATCGACAAAGATGCTCGTACTATCGTAGATGGCTCTGCTGTTGATATCGATGCTATCCCTGCTGGTGATGGTATCCGTGTAGAATTCAACAACAAAGATGGTTTCTCTGTATTCAGCGAGGTTAAGACTGTAAGTGCTGATGGCGTTGTATCTTGTGTTCCTACAATTTCTGTAGAGCTTCCTAAGATGACTCCTGCTAAAGTAACTGAGCTTAACAAAATCTCTAAAGGTGGTGCTGAATTGGTAGCTCTTGTAGAGACTGCTGCTGGAACTTACCACGTTGTTGGTTTGGACTACGGATTGTACGCAGGTACTGTTGATGGAAACTCTGGAACTGGTCGTTCTGAAAAGAACCGTTTCCAATTGACATTGACTGGTGACGAACTTGGTCTTGCTTACTCACTTGAAGAGACTTCTGCTGACGGTGGTAAAGATAAGTTTGATACTTTAGTATCTTTGCTATAATAGCAAATCTTGTAAATTAATACAAGGGGAGAGTTGATTAATTTCTTCTCTCCCTTTTTTATAAAACATATATACGATGGCCTTCAACTGCTCTATCTTACTAAGCGACATTGATATCAACTGCTCTAAGAGAG